GTAATTTTTAGTCCCTATTCTTTTTCTAGAATCTAAAGGACTTTCCCCAGTTAGCTACTGGGGGGTATTCCTCCACCATAGACGTACAATGAGGATAAAACATTATACATCAATCTAAAATATAACAATGAAAAAACAATTATATAACATAACAGTTAAGCTATGTTCTATTGTATTTCCAACTATTAATACTTTAGACTATCTTAACCCATTCTTTAAATTATTAAATAGATTATTAAATACTCAAGGTTTGATTAAAACCGTGAAATATTTAAAACAATGTAGATTACACTGTACTAGGTACATGTGTGGATCTCCATTACTATTTAATAACTTAAAGATAGGTTTAGATACTGATGGATGACCAAAACGTTTAGATTTTCTTAAACCTTTAGCTAAAGGTTCTTTAGAACAAAGAAAGTTTTTAATGACTATTCTTTGTTTATCAAGGACTCTTAAAGCAGAAGGAAAAGAAAAACTAAAAATCAAACCTGATTACGAGTCTATAACAAGACCTGGAAAGATAGTGAAAACTATCCCAACAGGTTTTATTAAAGAATTCGTATCAAATTATAACTTACATATGGAAAAACCGAAATTTGATATAGGTAGTATATACCTTTCAAATAAGGCTGGTCCAAATGGTAAGGCAACAAAAACTGCTTACAGTTCTTTATTGTCTTATAGTTATGATTTGATGGCATCGTTATTCAAAATAACGGACCAATCAGGTATTGATTATTTCCAAAGTCAATACAATTATGCGTGGGAAAAGAATTTTCCCTCACAAAAATTGGGTAAACTTTCATTTATTTATGATCCTGAGTGTAAGTTAAGAATAGTTGCTATAGTAGATTACTATACTCAATTATTTCTTAAACCTATACATGAAAAGATAATGAATAAACTTCAAAATCTTCCATGTGATAGGACTTATACTCAGAGTCCTTTAAATGAATGAAAGGACGATGGAAACATGTTTTGATCTATAGACCTGTCATCAGCAACAGATAGATTTCCAATTTCACTCCAAAGGAGACTTCTTGAAATAGCAATATCTAAAGAAGTAGCCGATGGATGAAGTTTTATTCTATCTGATAGGAAATTTGAAACACCAGAGGGTGATCTTGTTCAATATAGAACAGGTCAACCGATGGGTTCATATTCTTCCTGAGCTGCCTTTACACTTACACACCACTTAGTTTTACACTGATGTGCAAAATTAAATGGTATAGATAATTTTTCAGATTATATAATTCTTGGTGATGATATCGTCATAAAAAACGATAAAGTCGCAAGAACTTACATGAAATGAATGAATTATCTAGGTGTGGAATTGTCTGAAAGCAAGACACATGTATCAAAAGATACATATGAGTTTGCCAAAAGATGATTCTGTAAAGGGAGAGAATTTACTGGATTACCAATGAATGGAATTGTCGAAAATATCGAAAATCCTTTCATTGTAATGGTAAATCTCTATGACTTTTACAAAGTCAAGGGAAACTACCTAGGTTCTACTAAGAATCTTCCATGTATATTATCTTCTCTTTACAAAGGTTTAAGTCTTAAATTATCGAAGAAATTCAATAATTCAAGATTTAAAATGAAGATCTATACCTTCCATAAATCATTGGATTATTCATTCGGATATTTAACATATGATTCTCTTAGAGAATTACTATGTTTAAATATTAAGAATGAACAATTCATGATCCCTGATGAACAATTAATTCATAATACTTATGATGATGTTGTGGCTCAGGGAATGGGA